ATTCTTATCTAACAATGGTCTTAAAGTAGCTGCGGTTGCTATTGCTTGTTCAGCTCGTGAAGAAAACTGGGATGCCATGATGATGTCAGGCACGCCTTGCCCGATAGATGGTCTCGTTGGTGATGCTGCACGTAACGAGTGGATTAAACGCTACCCTGAAAAGTTTAAGAAATTATATGGTTCGGTTCCTCCTCTTGTTGAGCTTAAGTCTACTGATTCTAAGGAGCAATAATGTTCAAGCGGCTTGTTATGCTAGTACGTGGTCTAATGGGGCGCCAGTCTACAGCTCCCTCTTCGTTGACGGTGGAACAACCCTCGCCCAGTGCCAAGCCATTGCGTGCCAAGCGTTCCCAGGCATCTCCCCAAGCTGCCCCCAAGCAAACCCGCCCCCGCAAGTCGTCACCTGCACCTACTCAGCGCAAACCGAAACAAGAAATTGCCCCGTCAACTTCAGCGGCACGCAAACCTGGAAAAAAGAAACCAACTGCCCGACAGGTAGCTATGGTCAGCCAGTCCAAACCGACTGGTTCAAAATCCAAGACTCCTGCGTCCAAAACCCACCAACATGTCAAGTAAGCAGCCAACAACAAACGCTCAGCTGCCAGACAGGCTATACGGGGAGCATTACCCAGACTCGTTCCTCGACGTGTCCGAATCCGTATGGAAGTCCAGTGTGGCAACCTTGGGTGACTACATCAGACACTTGCAAGAAATCGGTAAGCAACCCGACCAACCCTGTTTCGCCTGTGAACCCAGCAAGTCCAACGAGTCCAACTTCGACCATATCTGCCCCAACAATCCAATCCTCACCTGTAACTGCACCGACCCAAAATACTGTGCCGAACTCGGAAACGACCCCGACCGCCAGTACAGAGACCCAGACACAGACAAAGACGGATTCGCAGACAACATCGACTACACAGGCATCCCAATCCCCACCCCCAAAGGGAAAGACGCAGTCGGTGGTTGGCCTTGTGTTGTCGTTGGAGCTATTTGTGAAACCTGGACTACAGCAACCGAACGTATTCTCCGAACCACAGCTAGTGGGTGGGATACCAAACAACATACTGATGCAGGACTCAATAATGATGGACCTGTTGCAACAAAAGGGCTTTAACCAGCCTGCTTACAACCAAGACTTAGGATTTGAGCAATGAGTGACTTAGAGAAACTAGACAAGGTGCAAGGCTTCGTAGATAAGTGGGTGACTTGGGCCAAGCAGAACACAATGGTGGCTGGCTTTATTATTGCTGGTGTACCTGCTATTTTAGGTGCTGGCTATACAGGCATTACCAAGTTTAACGAAGTCAAAGAGATGTATGAAGGCTACAGCGACACTGCCTCATCAGCATCAGCCGCAGAGCGCAAGGTTAAGATACTAGAAGAGAAGGTAGCAGACCAGCGTGAGGTCATTGCTAAGATGCAAGAGCGTTTAGCCGAGGCATTGATGGCTGCTCGTGAAGCTAAGATTGTTGCAGAAAGCACACAGAAAGAACTACGTTCTGGCATGGCTGCACAAAAAGTTGAGCTAGATGTGACAAGTTCTACACTACGCTCTGAGATGAATACATTAAAACGCGCAACAACTAACCGATTAGGAAACTAATATGCTACCTATTGCAGCCCTACTAGACGTTGGCATGAAAGTGCTTGACAAGTTTATTCCTGACCCTGAAGCCAAAGCAAAAGCCCAAAAAGAGTTATTGCAAATGCAACAAGAAGGGCGCCTAGCTGAACTTAATGCCGACAATATTGAAAACCAAGAACTGACCAAACGCCATGAAGCTGATATGGCTAGTGATAGCTGGCTATCTAAAAACATCAGACCAGGAACACTTATATTTATTCTTTTTGTATATACAATTTTTGGTATTGGTAGTGCATTTGAACTTAATGTCCATCAGCCGTATGTTGAACTATTAGGTCAATGGGGTATGCTTATCATGTCGTTTTACTTTGGGGGTCGTACTCTTGAGAAAATCATGGATATGAAATCAAAGGATAAAAAATGACACCCAATTTCACACTAGCTGAACTAACTGCCAGCGAGACCGCTGAACGTAATAACTTGGACAACACTCCTGATGCTACAGCATTGGCTAATTTACAACGATTGGCTGAGTTCTTGGAAACAGTTAAAGCTGCTCTTGGTGGTAAACCTGTAATGATTAACTCCGCTTATCGTGGTCCAGCAGTAAATGCGCACGTTGGTGGGTCTAAGTCTAGTCAGCATATGGTTGGCTGTGCAGCTGATATTCGTATTCCAGGTATGAATCCTGACCAAGTTTGCCGAGCCATTATTGAAGCTAGACTGCCATTTGACCAATTAATTCGCGAGTTTGACTCATGGACCCACATTAGCATTCCCAACGAAGAAGGCTCGACACCAAGAGGACAAACGCTTATTATAGACCGTGCAGGCACCCGCCCATTTGTTTAAGGTAAACCATGCCATTCCAAAAGCTACAATTTAAGCCTGGGGTCAATAGAGACCAAACTAACTACACTAACGAGGGTGGTTGGAATGAGTGCGACAAAATTCGTTTTCGCTCAGGTTTTCCTGAAAAAATTGGTGGTTGGGTAAAAGCTACACCTGAATTTATGCTTGGTGTATGTCGGCAGTTGTTTGGGTGGATTACGTCTTACGCAGATAACTTCTTGGCTTGTGGTACTAACAAAAAAGTTTATATTGAAGTAGCTGGTAATTTTTTTGACATTACACCACTACGCCCTGTTACGCCGACACTAACTACTACAGTTACAGATAACTGCATAACCACAACTAATGGCTCCGGTGTAGTAACTATTGTCGCAGTGGGTGCTAACGCTATTGAAGGTAACTACATTGATATAGCAGGTGCTACGTCTGTTGGCGGTATTACCGCGGCTACGCTTAACGCTACACACGAAGTTGCTACTGTTATTAACGTTAATGCGTTTACTTTTGTTGTTGGTACAAATGCCGCATCTGGTGCTACAGGTGGTGGTACGGGTATTAATCTATCTTTTGAGATTGACGTTGGATTTGCTTCTACTACAGCAGGTTATGGTTGGGGTACCGGTTTATGGGGCGATAATTTTGGTTGGGGTTTAAATAGTCCAGACCCAGTTAACTTACCACAACAAGATTGGTGGTTTGACCAGTTTGATAACGACTTGGTTATGAATATTCGTAACGGTCCTATTTACTATTGGGCGCGCGGTACAAATGCAACACCTGACGGTGCTTTAGCTACTAGAGCTATATTGTTAGAAGACTTGAGTGGTGCGGCTGATGTACCTACCAAAGCAATGCAGACTTTAGTGTCACAGAATGATAAACACTTATTAGCTTTTGGTTGCCAACCTTATGCTGGGGGGTCTACAGACTTTGACCCATTACTTATTCGTTGGGCTTCTCAAGATGACCCTGGCATGTGGACCCCGCTTGTAACTAATTCTGCTGGTTTTATTCGTGTTTCTCGTGGTTCAGAAATTGTACGGGCTATACCAACCAAACAAGAGATTCTTGTATTTACTGAGGCTACACTAAGTTCATTACAATTTACTGGTACAAGCGACGTATTTGCTTTACAAGAGATTGGCGACAACCTATCTATTATTGGTCCTCGTGCAGTGACTATTGTTAACAACATGACTTTCTGGATGGGTAAAGATAAGTTTTATGTTTATACAGGCCGAGTAGAAACACTACCGTGCACACTACGTAACCACGTATTTACTAATATTAACTTGAATCAAACTGACCAAATTGTGTGCGGAACAAACGAAGGTTGGAACGAAGTTTGGTGGATGTACCCAACAGCTAATTCAAACGTTAATAACGCATATGTTATCTTTAACCACCTAGAGCGCATTTGGTACTACGGAACAATTGACCGCACAGCCTGGTTAGATAGCCCATTACGTCAGTTTCCACAAGCAATTGATGCCGATACTACTAACGAGTTAAGTTATTTATACAACCATGAAGACGGCACTAACGATGATACCTTACCTATGACGGCGTATATTCAGTCGTCTGACTTTGACATTGCCGAGGGTGACCAGTTTATGTTAACTCGTCGTATTATTCCTGACATTAACTTTGCTGGGTCTAGCGCCGCTAATCCAGAGGCTAATTTTGTTATACGCCCACGCAACTTCCCAGGTAGTGCGTATCAGTCAAATACTAGCAACACACAACGCGTTATACAAACAACGGTTAATCAATTTACTGACCAAGTATTTTTGCGAGCCCGTGCACGTCAAGTTGCTTTAAAAATAGAATCTACGGGTTTAGATACGCAATGGCAGTTAGGTAGCCCACGTTTAGATATGCGCCCGGATGGTAAGAGATGACGATTAAAAAGTTCGTTGCCCCAGCACTGCCATCTGCGCCGTTTGAATACGACCATCGTAGAGATGACCAACTTAACCAGAATTTACGTATCTATTTTAATAACTTAGATGCCTTTTTAGTAGCCATATCTACACCACAGAACGGTACAACAGCTAACAGACCTACACAAAACTTGCAGATTGGGCAGTTTTATTTTGATACAACTCTTGGCTATCCTGTTTGGTGGGATGGCGAATATTGGGTAGATGCTCTAGGGCACCATCCAGTAAGCGCGTTAGCTACAGGGTCAACAACAATAGGATTAACTGGAACAGTAACGGTTACAACAGTTTAATATGATAACATTCAACATAATTAACCCAGCGGGGCAAAAATGAGCCTACACGTAGCAGCACAACACTTAGCATCTAAAGGTCGCAACGGCGACACAATGCTTGTTCACATGACTCCTGGCGAGGTGCGAGGCTTACAGGCATTAGCTTTGGCCAAAGGCGGCTCACTAAGTATTAACCCTGATACAGGTCTTGTAGAAGCTAGTTTCCTTAAAAAGATGCTACCTATGATTGCTGGTATTGGTCTAAATATGATGTTTCCAGGTTTAGGTGCTTTGGGTACGGCTGGACTAGTAGGTGGTTTTGAAACGGCTAGAACTGGCGACTTAGGCAAGGGGTTGATGGCTGGTCTAGGCGCTTACGGCGGTGCTGGTATTGGTTCAGGTTTATCTAGTGCTGGTGCATCAGCTACTGCTACAGAGGCCGCTAATCTGGCTGGAAGTACTAACTTAGCTACAATGTCTCCTGAAGTTGCTTCAGCAGGATTAAGTGACACTGCGAATAGCGCTTATCAAACCGCGTACGAAGGCGCTAAAGGTACTACTGGCAGCATGTTTAAAGGTGTTGGGCAGTTAGGGTCTGAGGCAGGTAGAGATGTTGCGTACCAAGCTCTGCCTAGATACACACTACCTGCCGCGGGTGTGTCTGTAGTTAACGCAGCTACACCAGAAGTTAAACAACCAGACGCAATAGAACCAGATGAATACGATAAACGTCTAAGAATGCGTTTAAGCGATAGTTTTACTGGATATACTCCACCACAACCAAACCCATACTATAGGCCTACAGGTCTAGGTTACGCCGCTCAAGGCGGTTCTACTGGCGACATTATGATGGCTGCTGGGGGCACTTACGATGACGAACCTATGGACGATGTTGGTGGCATGGCGGCTGGTGGTATTGCTGCTTATTCAAGTCAAGGCCAAGTACGTCATTTACCTAGAAGTGCAAGTATTCCTGATGTTGGAATCTATCGTGACCCTGACGTAGATACCGCTAGAAAAGACGCTTTAGAAGCAACTAGGATTCGTAATAAAAAGCTTGCTTCTAGCACTAACATGCCTAAAAACTTTTTAGCAAAACAACCTAAAACTTCAATAAAAGGTATTGGTGATGTTGAAGAAGCCGCTGCTGGGGGTTCAATAGGTGGTTACTCAGACGGTGGACGTATGCTTAAGGGTCCTGGCGATGGTATGTCTGATTCCATCCCTGCAACTATTGGTAAGCGTCAACCAGCTAGGTTAGCTGATGGTGAGTTTGTTGTACCTGCGGATGTTGTATCTCATTTAGGTAATGGCTCTACAGATGCTGGCGCTAAGAAGCTATACAGCATGATGGATAAAATTAGACGCGCCCGTACTGGCAAAAAGAAACAAGCTCCAGCGGTTAAAGCAGATAGGTATATGCCGGCATGATGAATAGTAAGGAAGGCAAACTAGAATGGTTTGGGGGTAATGAAGACGCCCTCAACATGTTTCGCATGTTTGTTGACTTATCACATACTTGGGACGATTTAGTTGATAAAGATAATCCAACAACCGACGTAGATATAAATAATGCCTTTTTAATTTGTTTAGTTTATTTACAAGCTAACCCCTTTTATCGTAGTATTCAAGAACAAGTATGGCCTATGTGGCTAACCACTGTTTCGGCGTATGAAACTGCTAATAAATTTGAAAAAGATAAAGATGCTCATGGAATAGAAATAGCCCATGGGTTAAGGTATGCCGCAGGGCATATTGTTGCTTATGCAGTGCATGTTTGTGTTGGTGCTGAAAAAGCTAAAAAGATACTTCCAGAAGTCTGGAAGAATATTTATTTTGAAAGATACGAAGAATACCGCAAGGAGCACCTAGATGCTAATACGTAATAAATTTAATGGCTTTATGCACGATGGTACTAGATTAGCGCACGTTAGCTCTGGTGGTGGTGGCGGCGGAAGTCAACCATCACAAACAACAGCTTATCAGACAAACCTACCTGAATATGCGAAGCCCTACGTCACCTCGATGTTGGAGGCTACTCAAAAGCAGTTGTTTAACACACAACCTGGTGCTGATGGTACAGAAATAACTGGGTTTAAACCGTATCAACCTTATTCAACTGACCCAACTCAATATTTTGCTGGTCCTTCTAGTTTACAGCAGTCTACTTATGGTGAAGCTGGTCAGATGCAAACACCAGGTCAATTTGGTGCTGCTACTGGTTTAGCTGGCATGTCTGGCATGGGACAGTTAGGTACTGCTGGGCAAGCTGGTATGTATGGCGCACAAGGTGCAGGTTTAGGTCAACTAGGTCTTATGGGCGCTATGCCAGCTTTTGGTGCTGGGCAACAATTTACACAACAAGTTACAAGTCCGCAGTCTATGCAGGCTTTTATGTCTCCGTATCAGCAGCAAGTTACTGATATTGCTAAGATGAACGCCGTGCGTGAAGCGCAAATGGCTGGGCAACAAGCTAACTTAGGTGCAGCTCGTCAAGGTACATATGGTGGTGCTCGTCAAGCTTTGATGGGTGCAGAGCGTGAGAAGAATTTATTAGCTAACTTATCTAATATCCAAGCACAGGGTTCTCAGTCCGCTTACGATAAAGCCATGCAAGCTCAGCAGTTTGGAGCTAACTTAGGCCTACAAGGTATCCAAACAGGCTTACAGGGTGTTCAAGCTGGTATGCAGGGTATTGGTCAAGGACTTCAAGGTGTTGGCGCACAACAAGCTGGATTTGCAGGCGCAGGTCAAGCTGCGTCTACACTAGGTAATTTAGGTGGTGCTCAACAGCAATCCGATATTGCTCGTTTAGGTTTACAGAATCAACTCGGTAGCCAGCAACAACAGTATCAGCAAGGCATTATCAATCAACAGATTCAAGATTACGCTACTGCTCAACAGTATCCAATGATGCAGTTAGGCTTTATGTCTAATATGCTTCGTGGTTTACCAATGCAAGCAACTACAACTCAGTCTTACCAAGCTCAACCTAACTTAGCTACACAAGCTATTTCTGGTTTGGGTACCGCTGCTGGTGCTTATAAAGCATTTGGCTTAAAAGAAGGTGGTAAGGTGCCAGGCTACGCTGGTCTAGAAGGCAGTGAAGTAGAAATGGGAATGAGAGCTAAGCTAGAAGCTTTAGTTGATAGCCCAAACGGTGTTGCACAAGTTGCTAAGATTGCGCAAACTAGCCCTAGTCAAGAAATGCGTGCTCTAGCTAATGAAGTATTGTTAGATAAACAACGTGAAGACCAAGCTGCTAAACAAGCTGAACAATCTATTGCTCAAGACCAAGGTATGGGTATGGGTAGAGGTTTAGCGGCGGCTCCAGCTCCTGTTATGGATACTATGAGTGCTGCTAGTGGTGGCATCATTGCTTTTGCTGATGAAGGTGAAGTTGAGTACGACCCTACTAAAGTATACGCAGACCCATACCAAGTATTAAGTGACGAACAGGGATTTGCGCGTCAAGAAGCTCGCCGTAAAGCTATGGGTATTGGCGAAGCTGTTTCTCCTGAGTACCGTGAGTTTTTAACAAAACAAAAAGGTTTGTTAGGAAAACAAAGCGAAAGCGATGTTGGTCTTAATATGATTGATTTCTTTAGCCGTATGAATAGACCCGGTTCTACTGTATCTGCAGCTGTTGAAGGAGCCAGAGAATCACTTCCTGGAATTATTGCACGTCGTAAAGACGCAACAGCCCGCGAAGAAGGTATTGCTAAAGGTGAGCAAACTCTATATGGTCAAGAGCGTGCAGATAAACTGGCTATTCTTACTGGCACTGACAAAGAACGCGACCAAGCGCTTAAGAACATTGCTGAACGCGATAAAGCTAAGTACACAAACCAACAACGTACAACTGACTTGATGCAAGTATTTAATGTTGAGTTGGCAGCTTTAGGTAAAGAAGGTAAAGATATTACAAATCCAGCGGTCAGAAAAACAGCCATGGATAATGCTCAAAGAATATTTGGCGGCAGAGGTGCCGCACAAGAAGCTAGAGATAGAGCAACATACACTGCTGAAATGGATAAAGACCCTCAGATTGGCGACAAGGGTGTTCTAAGAAAACAATTGAACACGCTTAAAATTCAATCTCCGCCTAAAGACCCTCAAAAACTTGCCAAGTACAATAAAGATATTGAAGACTTAGAAGACGCAATTGCGCAACGTGAACTTATTCTTGAGCGTAAGCATTTAAGACGGCAGCAGAATTTAGAAGTACCTGTTACTAACGTAGACAATTTGCCACCTAAAAAATAAGGTAAACAATGCCTGTTTATGAATATCAGGGTAAAAGGTATGAGTCCGCTGAGGCTGACCCATATCTAGCTAGGGATAAAATCATTGCGTATTTAAAAGCGCAAGAAGCCCCTACTACTGAAGCCGCACCTACTCAAGCTCCTACTAAAGAGGAAAAGCCTAGTTTTGGTCAGCAGTTGTTGCGTGGTGAAGGTCCTGATATTACTAAACCTAAAACTACAGGTAGCGTTTTAGAAGGTACTACATTAACACCAGAGCAAATGGCTGAGCCTGCTACAGGTCCAAGCCTAGAAGATACTATTGCTACTATGCGAACCCGTGCTGACATGGGTTATGGAGCACTAGAACTTTTAGAAGCAGCTAAACAAAAGAGAGCCGCCGAAGAAAAAGCTGCTAAGCCACGCCCAGAACAAACATTTGCATTTGGTGAAGAATTCGTTGAGAAAGGCATACCGTCCGGATTTATTGGTCTTAAGTCTATTAAAGAAGGTGTAGGGTTAGCTCGTGATGTAGGCGCAATTGGTTCAGCACAAAGCGCACTAGAAACGTATAACGCCATTGATGCAGGCAAGATTACTACCCCTGCTGAAGCATCACAGGCTGGTTTATCTTCTCAATCTGCAATGAAATACTTACAGGCTTCTCCTGAGGTTCGTGAGCAGATGAAGCAGAACTTCATTGGTCAGATTGGTCAGCGTAAAGAATTTATCCAAGACTCAATGCGTATGTTTCAAGAGTACGCAAAAGAAGCAGAAAAATATAAAGGTCGTGTTCCTGACCTTACAGACATAGAAACAGCTAGAGACTTTACTAACTGGTTGGGCTACAACATGGGTTCTGGTGCCGTGCAGTTGGCACCTATTATGATTGCCGCCTTGACTACGGGTGGTGCTGGTGCGATGGCTCTAGGTACTACCATGGGTCTGGGCGAGACTATAAACAACCGTTTGCAGTATATTCAGAAGCAAGTTAAAGACTTACCGCCTGAAGAACAAGCCGATGCAATTGAAGACTACATTAGAAAAACTCAGGACGCCAATACACTTATTGCGTTAGGTGTAGGTGTTTTGGACTTAGCTGGTCCAGTAGGTTCTATTCTTCGTCAACGTGCAGGTAAAGCAGGCGTTCAATATTTTACTAAGACAGAAGCTGCTAAAGCTGCGCTTAAAGAAGCACCTAGAGCCATTGGAGAAGAGTTTGCTACAGGCTTTGCTCAAGAAGGCTTACAACTTGGTGGTGAGAAAGCCCTTGGAGAACTAGAAGGCGACGTCCTTACTAAAGATAACTTCAAACGTTTAATTAACGCTGCGGCGGCTGAAGCAGCAGGTGGTACATTTGGTGCAGCCGCAAACGTGCCTATCGCCGTAGCACAGGCCTCTAGAAACAAAGCCATTGACGACATGGTTAAGGGCTTTGAAGCAGGACAAGCACGCAACATGCTTGAGTCCGCTGGGTTTACTATGGCACCGGTGCAAGAGAAGTCTGCTGAAGATAGATATGTAGAGTCTATCCTTGGGGTTGAAGACGAAGATGCTGTGGATAAGAAAGAAGCTACAAGCACGCTATCTAATCTTTTCAAAGACTTCAAAGACTCTATGGAAGAAATACAGGGTAGAGTAACTAGTATCTTTACTGGGGCTCCTAAAGAAGAAACAGAACCCGAATTAACCCTTGGAACTCTTGTTGCTAAATACGAAGCAGAAGGCATGAACAGGGAAAGTGCCACATTGTTGGCTAACCAAACATTAAGGGAGGCAGGTCTTGGAACTACTAGAACTGACACCGGAACAGGTCAGCCAGGCATTTCTGTGTCTGGTCAACCAGCAGGAACCGCCGCTGGAACTACAGGAGCTGTCGGAACAACAATGGCAGGAGATAGCACAACTGCTGTTCCTATTGGAAGAGGAGCTCAGGCTCAGCCGAGTGCACTAACACCCGCGGAAATTAGAAGCAAAGCAAACTCACAAGCTTTAGAAGTGTTTAACGCACCTAAAACAGAAAACCCTGACGGTACGTTTACTTATAGTGCCCCAACTCCAGGGGTACAAAAACAAATAAACGCCTACTCACTTGGTGCTTACGATGCGGCGCAAGGTTTTGACGGTGTTAAATTATCTGCAGACCTTAAAGGTAAAGAAAAGAAAGCGTATGAACAAGGGTTTGCTTTTGGACAACAAACTGTTAATCCTCAAGCTGCACTTACTACAACACCAGTAATCAAAGGTAAGCCAGGTCGTAAACCCGCTGCCCCTGAACAACAAGCAGAAGCTAAAGTTAAACAGAACCAAATGGCTGGAGCTAGCCGTGATGCTACCCGTAATGCCGAAAGAGCTGCGGATATTTTGTCTAAAGACTTTAATGCTGATGACTACGCTACTGATGCGGAAGCCATGGATGCGGCTCAGATACTGCTAAATGACCAACGTGCAGCTATTGATACACTATACGAGATTGCTAACAGCCCAGCACATCGTAATAACAAAGCAGGTAAAACTGCTAAAGCAGCGCTAGAAAATATCCCAGAAGAAGAAACTGCACTTGCTAAGGAGCGTGCCGAAGCTAGAAAGGCTATGGCTAAATCAGCATTACGTTCTGCTAAACAGTCTAACTTATCTGATTCTACTGACGGCACTGATAACAACCGCTATACACAGTTTACAAACGCCCAGCAAGCCCTAAATTGGGTTGCACGTAATGGTAACGCGTTTGAAAAGTTGTTGGCTAAGCGTCTATTGCCGTTCCTAAAAGGTGTAAAAGTTGTTATTGTTGACGACCCTTCTCAGATTCCAGACCAAGTCCGTAGAGATGCTTTTGATGGTGCCGTCGGTTTGTACTATGAATCAGGCACAGAAAGAGTAATCTATCTAGCCCGCAACGGTGGTATCAACAACACTACCTTCTTGCATGAAGCTGTACACGGTGCGACCATTGCTCGTATTAACGAATACCTAGCAGCTATCAAAGCTGGCACTGCTGTATCTCAAGAACTAGCTAAAGCCGTTGCTGACATGACTAACCTCATGAATCAGTCTTATGCTTACTTCCGTATACTTGAAGCAGGTGTAAAGAACGGCGTAGTTACAGACCCGTTGCAGATTCAGTTAATTGACATGATTAGTGAGTTCAGCAAAGTTGAAGCGTTTGACGACGTGAAAGAGTTTGTTGCTTACGGTATGACATACCCAGTATTTCAAGAGTTCTTGCATATTGTTCCAGGTAGAACTGGCAATATTGGTCCTACTGCAATAGACAAAAAGAACGGTATCACACGTTTTGTTCAAGGTATTCGTGCTTTCTTTGGTATGGACGAGAGCACTAACTCTGCTATGCAGGACTTGATTATTGTTTCTGAACGTCTATTACAAGCACCGCTTACACAAGCACAGCAGATGACCGCTAAGTTGCCAGAGGCTGCTAGGGCTAAAAAGATAAAAGTAGATAGGACACTGCAGAAAATACAACGGGGTGAAGCCGCTGATGACGTAGACGGTTTCCTTGGAGACTTAATTAAAGCCCGTAAATGGGAAGATGCAAAGAATATATTTGTAGCTTCTTATGACACCATGGATAGCAAAACAGTTCGTTCCTGGGTGCAAGTGCTTGCCACTACGCAAATTATGGACTGGGCTAAGTCATTAATGCCAGAAACTACTCGTGGCAATATAGACGCTATCCTAAGAGCTACAGAAAAAATGTCTGTAATGCGTCAGAAGATGTTAACTCACGTAGCTGAACAAGCTAAACCTTGGGTGGATTTTGCTAAGGATTATTACAAAGGCGCTAAAGAACTTGCTCGTTTGATGCACTACACAACGCTTGAAGAAGTAGACCCCACTCTAGAGCCTACTGTAGAAGACGCTATTAATAACGACCAAGAACTAGCTGAAATTCGTAAGAAAAAACAAAAGGCCGCTGCTAACCAACAGGCTGCTTTTGAAGGTCAAATTACTAAACGAGAAAACAAAATACGTCAGGCTTACGAGCTTTGGAATGGTCTATCTAAGTACGGCAAGCGCGACCCTAAATCTGGTTTGTTCCCTGGTCAAAAGATTTATCGTGATATTAAACGTCACTACAAAAATATCTTTGACTTGCACCGTGCGATTCTAGACGAGCGTATTTCTGCCCTTAAGATTGATGGCGATATTAATGATGCTAGCACCCCTAAGGGTAAATTGATGTCGGCTATTCGTTCTAGCTATGAAGGTAAGAAACAAATTGGTGTGTACTTCCCGCTAATGCGTTATGGACAATACTGGGTTAGTTTTGGCAAGGGCCAAACCCGTGAGTTCTACATGTTTGAGAGCGAATATCAACGTAACAGATTTGTGCAGATTCGTATGGCAGAGCTAAGAAAAGCTGGCGATTTGCGTACTGAAAAGCAAATGCGTACGGATATGGAACTAGAGTCTGGCAACAACCTCGGTTCTTTACGTCAAAAAACATCCGAGGCTAGCAAAATGCTAACCGACATCTTTGCGGCAATTGACAGCCAGCAAGGTGTGCCCGATAAAGAAACATTAAAAGACGCTGTGTATCAAATGTACTTACTCACAATGCCTGAGCAAAGTTTCCGTTCGCAGTTTATACATCGTAAGGGCACCGCTGGTTTTACTGGTGATGCGCTACGAAACTTTGTGCGTTCTGGATATACAAGTGCTGGTCAGCTTTCATCCTTAAAGTACGCTCCTGACGCTTTTAGCTCTTTAGATGCTGCTGATGAATCTTTAAAGGGCAACCCTGACGCACCTAAATTAAGTCAGTTTATTGACGAGATTCGCCGCCGTGTAACAGATGAAGTGCACCCTCAGAATGAAGACGAGTGGGGTCAACGCGTTGCCAACGGTCTCGGTCAGTTGTCATTCATGTATTACTTAACATCGATAGCTTCTGCAATTACTAATATGACTGCTATTTCGGTGTACGGATGGCCCGCATTATCTGCTAGATACGGTAAAGTACAAGCAACAAAAATGCTTGCTTCCTACATGAAGGTATGGGACCACACTACCTTTGCTAAGTTTGACGCTAGTGGTAATAAAGTAGGTTGGACTCCTGTATCTATTGGATTTTCTAAGCACGTGCGAAACAACCCTGTGCTAAACGCTGCTTTCAGTGAAGCGGCGGAGCGTGGCGTTACGGAAATTACTAGAACATACGACTTGATGTCTATGAGTAGAACTCCGTCACAGAAGTTTACAAGTGGTACAAGCAGAGTTGCGCGTACTGCCGCGGATTTAACAGGAGCGTTATTTCATCATTCAGAGCGTTTAAATCGTGAAATTATGTTTATGGCGTCCTTTGAACTTGCGTATAACAAAGCAGTTAAAGACGGTAAAGCACCGGGTGTTAATGGTGAAGCATTCCAACAAGCTGTTGATGAGTCAGTAAAAAATACTTACGACACTATGTTTAACTACACCAGATTTAACAGACCTACTTTGTTTAAAGGTCCTGCGGGTCAAGTAGTGTTTCAGTACAGAATGTATCCGTTGCAAGCTACTGGGTATTTTGTTCGCAACTACTTGTCTATGTGGAAAGGTGCTAGAAGCGTCTACAAAAACATAACAAAAGAAACAGTTATGGAAGAGATGTTGGAATCAATCCCACCATCTCAACGCGATGCTATGCGTCAAAACCCTCAGTTTGTTGCGCAGGCTGAACAAGAAGCTAAAACACGTAGAGAAAAAGGACTTAAGCAATTAGATGCAGGTGCTACAGAGTTCTTTGGCAGTTTGCTCATGGTAGGTATGTTTGGTGGTATTAGAGCATTCTTAGGCTATAGCGCGATTGTTGGCATTATACAAGGCATCATGTCTTTCATGCGTGATGAAGATGAGCCAGTACCTTTTGAAGAAGAAGATGTTGATTACTGGTTCCGCTACATATTTATGCCAGAAAAATTTGGTGATAAGACAGCTGAACTACTACTATACGGCCCATTGTCTGTGTTACTAGGCGCAGACGTAGGCGCAAAAGTATCTTTAAATGATATGTGGTGGAGAGAATCTCAAGAAAGTAATTCTTCTTTTGATAGCATGTTAAGTGCTTTGATAACTAACATTGGTGGTCCAAGTTTAGGATTGATTAAAAATTTCTCTGATGCTTATGATGATTGGCGTAATGGAAACGTATCACAGGCTATAGAAAAAGCTTCCCCTGCTTTTCTTAAAGGTATGATTGCACAGCAACGTTGGGCAGAAGAAGGTGTAACCAACAAAAAAGATAAAGCTGTACTAGTAGACAAAGAGCAAATCGGTGTGCTAGAACGTATCTATAAAGGTATGGGTTTCAACCCAACTATAGTTGCTACGCGTAGAGATATGCAACAGATGGTTATTAAGCACAAGATTGAAGTACGTAAAGACTACGACAGTATCATGAAGCGTATTAAGACTGCGCAGCTTAATGACCAAGAAGTGTATATGCAAGAAGCTATTGATGACTGGATTAAGTGGGCTAGAAAGAACCCAGATTTAGATAAAGATGTTGATGCCATTTACAACGCTAGAATGAATGCAATGAAAGCTCGTAGTGAAGCCTACTTTGGTATCGTTGAAGCTGACGAAGAGATGCGTAACCGCATCATCAAACTAACCAGCAAATATCCTTACAGATAGAAAACCCCCACCGAAGTGGGGGCCGAAGAGTGGAAGGAGCTAACTTCCAAGGAAAAGCAGATTGAGGTGTCTGCTAGGCGGAGTATAGACTAAATTCTCCAGATGCGTAAACCTTTTACACCTTCTTCAATAACAACTTTAATAAAAACTTTAACCCGCAATCTTTTTGTTGTACGAAGAACCTCTTTCTTAGCAGAACTATCATCAAGGCAGGGCAGAAAAAATGAAGTCCCTACCCTGAAGTTTCGCCAATTAATGTCGTAACTAATCCCCTGTATTCTCATCTTGCACAGGAATCAAAGCGTCCACGTTAATAAAGTCTGGTACTGAGCAATCAAACTCAAGTGCGTGTACCCCTGGGGATACAATCTTCATACCCTTAGACATGCGCTTATTGCCAGCGCCAACGTAGATTCCCTTGGTCTTTAGGTCGTGCAAGGTGTCCTTGTACGAAGTCTGAGTCTCTACACAGTCCGTGCGGAATGCTTTGGCACCAATAAATAATTTCTTAGTATCAGGCTCGTAGCGGATAACCAAGTCACCCTTAGGTTCTTGCTTCGGTAGGTTGTGCATATTAGTACGCTTGTCTACCTCGTCATCCACAATAAGCATGTTCTGAATGTGGCGGTTAATAAAGTCACCAATCACTGATGCTGAGTTAGAAGCTGGTGCAGCTACGTCTTCCCTAATACCCTTAAGCATCTGTTGAGTGGCCCATAGGTAGATGGTGCGCATATCGTAGTCATGCAACTTTAAGTTCTTGGCAATCAAACCACCCGTAATGTTGCACGAAATAACTGCTGACCAGAATCGTTCACGGTTAGTGAGGTGCATCTCAGCGTCAATCTTCTGCTGGATGGCAATCAAACTGCTCTTAACTTCTTCAAGGTTGTTCAGTATATAGCGAATGTATATCTCACCTGCATGTCCGTAGTGCTCTTTAAGCTGGTAGTCAAACATCTGCTTGGCTATTGATGGCGGGATGATATTATTTGCCTCAATCTTGTACTCTAATAGACGCATCATCTCGCCGTCTGGGGTGCTCTTATGCACACCAAGTTTCTCGTAGAAGCTAGCGTTAGAACTACATAGTGATATGGTTTGCCAAGTCTGGTCGTTCACACGTAGTTCGTTGGTCTGAGACTTAGAGCGGTCTGCACCGCGTCCTTGAGACATACTGTAGGCTAGGTTTGAGAACTCTTCAGGCTTGAGGTTAGTAATCTCGTCAATAGTGAACGGTAGGTTATTCATTAAGCCCAAGCGAATCATCTTAGCCGCATGTGTGTCTTTCCAAATAGCCGTTAACTTGTCGGGGTGCCCGTACACACTGTTACACATATACAACGCTGTGGATTTGCCTGTGCCTGAGTCTTTATGAATCACGTTAATGATTGCACCTTTATGACCTGTAAGCATAAGTAATGGGGCGCCGAATGCCGTCAAAGCAGCAAATGCGTGCGGTTCTAACCCTGGCTGACCGTACAAATTAAACACTTCCTTCCACTTATCTATGGTACCCATAGGCACGATGTAGTCGGCAATCTGCTTTGTTGCATGTGAAGGTGGGCTATGGAACACACCATCTACACTAATCTCACGGTCTCCTAGGATGAACTTGCTGTTCTTGTCAGCCCAACCAAATTGTTTTCTCATAACTTCCGCCTTCTTTTTATATTGCATCTCTTTAATAAACGCCATAACAAAGTTACCTAATAACTCTGTCTGCTTCTTGTATCCAGCTACGCCGTTAGCTGCTAATGTTTCACGTAGCTTATCTTTTGAGCCTACATCAGCAAGCGGTATGACGAAGTCCCGCACACCATCTCTAGGTAAATGCAACCTCATTAATACTGTTTCACCGATTGCAGGGTCTGGGTCACGCATACGTTTTACAACATACAAATCATGCTCGTATACGCAAATAGGTTCTGCTTCATCTTCGCCTGGGGGTGTTACATAGACGCCACCGTTCTTACCCCTAAAGTATGGGTGTGGGAACTTAGGCACTGTGTAGGTTACTGTTTCAGCCTCTTCCTCATTATCTGTAACTTGTACGTCAGGTGCTTCCTCAACAATAAAGTCTTCATCTTCCTCAGCCCTAACAACCTCTTTCCCCAACACAATTGGTGACTTGATACGCCCCTTCCAAGGGCACCCTTCACACCCACCTGGATTATTCTTCTCGAACGTAGCGCACGTTTGAGGGAACTGTGTGTGGAGTGCTTTCTTCTCAGTATCATCGTAATCATAACCTTCGTATTTCTCTGATATTTTATGAATAGCGGTATCTCTATCTACACAATGTTGTGCAATCGAAAGAGAGTTAAACCACATAGGTTCTGATACGGACTCTTGATTGTTGTATTGATACAACAGTTGAGCACATCCATCACCGTTAGCACTGCGAACCATAATCTTGCTAAATCGAGAAACGGTGTTAGCCATCATAGCTCTTTGTAACTCAGAAAGTTCCCGCTTGGGTTGCACTACAACTTCTCTAACACCCAGAATATCCTTAAGGGCCTGCGCATCGTAGTCAGGCGCATCAGATACTACTTCTACTGGTTTAGCTGGGACATCTTTAAAGTTGTATGTACCTGGAACTCTAAGCACACGAGCAGCTTCAAACACACTGCTGTCTACATAAAGGTTGTGGGTTAAGCACAGTTCATTAAGTCTAGAGGCGAAGGGTTCCCATTCAGAACGCTCTAGTGGTGCTGTTAAAGGCCAGTATACATGGATTCCTCGGCCTGAACTAACGATTAGCGGTTTTGGTAAACCGATAGTCTTGCAGAATCTTTGCAGTTCTTGAAGTGCTGTCGTTTGGTCTATGTATCCATCAGGTCGACCTGTCTTTTCGTTGACGACGGCTTTACTTGGTCCGCAGTCTAGGTCTATCCATAGGGCTTTTAGATTAAGTACGTTTTCCTTTTTGCGGAACTCTTTTTCTTTTTTCTCCGCATACTTTGCTACCCCGAAGTAAACATCCCACTGGTTAGCAACGTACTTGTTTGTTAGCTCGTCAAACTCTTCTCGTGTTGCAACTATTTGCTGGTCGGCATAACGACCGTTGTTCAGACCCAATATCACGTACCAGCCTTCCGCTGATTGCACTCTTGATAATAGGTCGATATTTGTCATTCTTATCTCTTCGTTGGGGGCAAAAAGGGGGGACTGCTCCCCCCTGCCGTTAGGCATAGCCCGTTATTTTAAGTTACGTAATAGTTGTGTAATCACCGTAGCTAGCTCAGGTTTTGGGTCATATGCACCTATGAACCAGTTGTAAACAGTTTGTCTGCTTACACCTACTCTACCTGCTACGTCTGCCACGGGGATGCCTAACTTAATACACTTCTTACCCAGTTTAACTCCCAAGCGGTTTTGCTCCGCTTGCTGGTTAAGAAGCATAATACTTAAGCTATACCTATTATTCATGCTTAGTTATCGCTCCAAGCACTTACTACATCAGCTAAGTTCTGCTTAGGTGCATTAGCAGTTGGTTCAGCCTTCTTGGACGCACGCTTAACTGGTTCTTCTACTTCCTCAGCTTCTACCGCTTCAGCTTGCGCTGGCTTAGTTGCTTGTGGTAGCTTTCTAACGCCGTCTTGCTGTGCTACTGTTAACTGCACTACGTTTCTACACTCTGGAGAAGATTGCGCCGCCTCAACAACATCAATCTCTTCATCAGTTAAATGACGCACTGGGGTGAAGTTAACTACGTCAGCAGTCTCGTTCTCATCAAATGCAATCTGTGTAACGATACGGTCAATGCTTTCACCGTTAGCTGGCAAGAACTTAAGATAGCTCTCAAACGGATGCACGTTACCAGTACCCTTACCGAATAATGACTTAGACGGAATGTTGAACTGATAAATGTCACCGCTCATATCGCCCTCAAGCAATACAGCCACACGACGTTGGAAACGACATGCACGACCCTTACCGCTTTGACCTGAACCATCTACGTTCTGTGGGCATGTTGCACATGAAGAACCCTGCGCATTAGATGCCTTGGCATCAGGTACATCGCCTAGGTTAGACCAGCAATCAGGTAGCGTTGGCTCCCCATTTGGGTCATACGGTTTAGCGTAGAACTGACGAGATACTTTTGGTAGTGCATTAATAATGATTCCGTTAATGCTACCTGTTACCTTACCACCAGCTTGTTCACCACCAACCATGCGTGAGAACTTGCCTTTGTTCATCGTAATACGACGGCTATTGTTTGTGTTAGTAACTAAAGATTTAGCTAACTCAGACATGCCCTCAGCACGTGACGATGTTACTGCTCCGCCTTGTTTAAAAATAGAAATGTTGCTCATTACTTGCTCCTTCTAACGACCACGGTGTATTTACTGTCAGCCTGCAACCCAGCAGGTAACAAATCTGGATTCTCTTCAAGAAACTGTCGCATGTTTGTTTGATGCAACCGCTTCTCTAGCAGAGGAAACGCATCATGTTCTTCAATGAACTGATACATAGAATCCCAATCA